CAACAAGTTTCCAATCATCGTTTGCGGTAGGATCAACCATACACTTCTCAATGATTTGCATGAAATCATCAGTGATGTTAATTCCATGGTGTAGATTTAAACAACGGACGTTTGGATCACCCGTTGGCTTCCGCATCTCTAGAAAGGGAATAAGGTCAGGATGACTAATATCAAGGTAGGCAGCATAAGAGCCACGGCGAGTGCGTCCTTGACGATACGCAAGACTAGAGGCATCGTAAATTTTGAGGTGAGGCATAACGCCAGTACTCTTATCATCCGCAGAGCGTATCCCAAAGCCGATGCCAACACCGCCACCAAACATAGACAGCCAATTAGTTTCAGAAAGATTATCAACTAGACCCTCCGCAGTATCTTCAACATAGTTAAGAAAGCATGAAATAGGTAGCCCACGCTTAGAACGGCCGTAAGAAAGAATTGGAGTGCTATAGCTAAGCCAATGATTAGAGGCGTAATTATACAAACGCTGAGAATGCTCCGGATTAGAACCAAAAGATGATGATACATATGCAAACCTTTGTTGTGGTGATGTTTCATCATCACGCATATACGACTCTTTCAATCGCTTTATACCCAATTCATCAAATAGCTTATCTTTCTCCAAGTCTATTTTGATACCCATATATTCCATATTTTTACCCTTTTATAATTGCTTTAATGTTAGGTGGTGTCCAGCCTTCTGGCTTCAACACTTTGCCGTCTTCACGTTTGATAACTTTTCCATTCGAGGAGATTTTACTTAGGTTACTTCTGGCCACTTCATCCCATACTTCTTGTTGTGGAATCTGTAGCGTGTGTTCAAGACCTTCAATAACCCACTTGAGATCCGCACACGCATCAGCAATTTCGATATTGTCTCTATTGCCAAATGCAACCATCAATTCTTTAAATTCTTCAATAATTAAATCGATGTACAATTCGGATTGTTTACCATAGTCGGTCTCTTTTTGGTCACATGCGTCCATGAAAATTTTTACATCATTTTTGGTGTCCATTTTTTCTTCCTTAGTTCCATGTTTTTAGCCAAGTATCATTTTCAACATAGTGTTTAACTACTTGTTTTAGTTTTTCATCAATTTCAGTTTCATCAACCCAACCAAGTTCTTTCATTCTTTCACCACACACTGAATAGCGGTTGTCATGTCCAGGCCTAACTGAATGTGAGTTGGTCAATTCATATTTTAACTCTTTACCAAGTATGTTGGCAATCTTCTTTGCCATTTCCAAATTATCAATCTCATGCTGTGCCGTAATGTTGTATTTTGGGCAAGTAATACCTGTATCATCGCTAGAAGTTAGTTCGGAATTTACCAAGAAAATTAATGCTTTACCAACTTCACTTGCGTAGATGTATTTTCTGCTTCCAGGTTTGCCATTTTTATCAGTATGAATAATTAATGTTTCATCATTCAGAATTTTCCTAATACACAATGGAATAAATTTTTCAGGATGTTGCCTCTCACCAAAAACATTCATTGTATGTGTGATACACATCGGCAAATTGTATGTGTTGTTGAAGGCTATACACAATTCTTCTCCACCAGCCTTTGTTGCACTATATGGATTTCTAGCATTGTATCTAGAGTATTCATTAAATGTAATTTCAGATTTTGCTGGACCAAATACCTCATCGGTGCTGAAATAGAAAAACTTCTTTAGATTTTTTTGTGTTCTCGCAAAATTTAAAATATTGCATGTACCCACAACATTATCTAGAACAAAATTCATTGGGTTATCAATACTTCTATCAACGTGACTGCTGGCCGCAATATGGAAGATGTAATCAACTTCACCCAACTGTTTATTCAGTAATGGTCCTATTTCAGACCTTAGGTCATGGTGAATTATTTTGATTCTATGATTTTCAGGATTATCTTTAACAATATCATAAAGTCGATTCAAATTTCCGGTGAAATTGAGTCTCTCAAGAGTGATAATTTCCCAGTCAGTTTTATCCAAAATTTCTTTGACGAAATGATGTGCAATAAAGCCTGTAGCACCAGTAATCAATACTTTATTCACTGATGTATTCCTTAATCATTGGGAAAATTGGTTGAATCGCATCTGCACATGCTAGTGCAATATCACGATGTTCTTTTTGTGTTCCGTTATCGGATCGGAGTTGTATGTAGTGGACCCAGGAACGGAGAGTTCCGTTCATGTACATGCGGGATTTTGTGTTACCCTCTGGTAATACGGCACGTGCTTGTTCCTTTGCAATGCCTTTATCTAAAGCCCATGTGTAAACATCTTTTGTGCGCTTCAACAAATCGTTTTGTAGATTTTCCCATTGATATGCAAGCTGGCGCTGTTCGTCTGTAGTCAAATCCATTTCAATTGAATTTTGACGATTCTTCGTGTCTTGCAATCTTGCATCACGGAGTTCAAATCCCAGATCATCTGCACGTGCATATCGCTGTGAGAATTCTTGAAAGGAGAATGAACGATGGCGGAGAATCTGCCTTGCAATGTCACGGGTAGTATCAATCTGCAAACACACGGAGACCATCTCCAATGGAGACCAATGCTGGTGCTTAATTAGATAACGCACCAACTTTTCCGCAGTTTCGGTGTTGTTTTGGTTTGATGGATTGGAAACACGTGCGGCAAATGCCACCTGCTCCAACAAATTCATGCCATCGGGACTTTGTGAATAATTAATTAATTTAACGTTCATACTTTCTTCCATTGAATAAATTCCATCTTTGCTCTCAAATTCACAAAGGTGTTTTTGTTAATAATATCAACAATCTCATCACTGGTAAAACCAGATAGAATCATATCATTAATATCTTTCTCTTGCATCATCTCCGGCCAAATACAAATTGCAAAATGATTTTCAATCGCCTTGTCCATTAATTTACATATGTCTTTGTTTCTTGGTTCATTATCAAATACCAGAGTCAATTTGTCCCTTGGTATATAATTGACTGCGTTTGCTAAGTTAGCATCGGCAGTAGCAACGGCATTAGGAAGAAAAAGTGAATCAATCGGACCTTCAGTAACATAAATTTTTTCTTCTAAATTTACTCTGTCAAGTCCGAAAATCTTAATACTTTCTTCGGCTAATTTAATTGTGATGTAGCGTATCTTTGAATCACGGAGGGAACGACCTTGAACGGCCAGTAGTGTGCCGTCAGTGTCGTAAAAGGGTATAATAAGTCTAGGATCATCTTCTTTCAAATCTTTACCGTGGTCTGGAAGTAACTCATCGATAAAGGTTTTGAAGTCATGTGCATAATATAGTGTGTTATATGTATCCTCTGGAATTTTTCGTCCTATGCAATACTGTGCCGCATAGTGATCCACCGGGAGGTCAATAATTTTTGGTAGATTGATTTCTTTAGGTTTCTTCTTGAACACTGGTGTTTCAAACTTTAATTCCGACTTTTCTGGTTTCGGATAGTTTTGATTTCCAGTTTCTCCATTGGTATAACGTTCCATGGCATATTCTTTAACCATGTTTGCATCAAGTAAATTGATGAAGTTATACATTGTGTGGCCAACACCGCAATTCTGACACTTGTAAAAGTAGTCATTCTTTTTGCGGTAAATATAACCACGTGCTTTATGGAGGTGTTTCTGTGAGTCGCCACAGAACGGGCACCGGAAATTATACAGGTCTTCCTTTTTTTGGGTGAACCTGTTTAACTTCGGTGAGAGTAGTTTGAGATATTTTCGATCAATGAAAACGGACATAACGATATATCATAATAAAAGGTTCTGTCATTATAGCACATTTTTGTCTGGAGTGCAAGACCAGTTCTGGTAATTAATTAAAAAAGTGATAGTATTTTATCAGAATGTCCGGCAACCCAACCGCCGACACCAATACCGCCAGCAATCATCCACGTCCACTTGTCTTTTAATTTCTTGAGTTCCGAAATGTCCTTGGCCAAAGCGGCATGTTGTTCACAGGAAGCGCCATACATCTTTTCAAGTTCACCTTTTAAATCGTCACGTGTTTTGTCGAGACAATCGTGCATGTCTTTGACATCTACTTTAAGTGTGTCGATTTTTTCGTTAATATTTTCCACCTTGGTCTCAACAATACCAAGTCTTTCGGTTGTCGTTGCCATGATATTATTTCTTTTCTGGAACCTTAGTACCTTCAAGTTTCTTATGAACCTTGATTACTTTGCATTCTTGTTGTGGTTTTCCAGCTTTATCGAGAACGGGTTTTCCGTCTTTGGTAATTTTATCTATACAGACTTTTTCTGTTTCTGCACCAAATGCGGCTGTTGTTGCCAGTGTGATTAAAAGTAACGCTATGAACTTTTTCATTTTAACTCCTAGATATTGTTTTTTATTTATTACTTGCAAATTTCTCTGATGCAGTAAAACCTAAGCCTGCCACAACAATATACATCATACTGTCAAATAGTTCAGGTGATACTGCTTTTCCCAAAAAGGTGTTAGCCATAAATGCAATAGAGCATAGTATGAAGGCCGTGAATGTCACCACCCTCTTGGAACTCCAAGAACCATCGTGGCTATCTTTCAATAAACTTTTTAGAAATTCCATCATAGTTCAGGCTGTGGTGCTGGAGATGGCGCAAGTTTTCCACCAAATCCCATCGTTACACCTGATGGTGCAACTGGCATACTGCCATACCCACCAAAGCCACCAACTGCACCTGGTGCAAACGCTGGTTCAACTCTGGAACCCATTGCACCCATTTGTCCGGAGGGGAAAGATGGTGATGGTGGAGGAGGAAGGCTCGCTTTAGCTTGATTTTCGCTTGCTTGCTTCATCAATGCCAGTTTAGCTTCTGTTTCTTCTTTTGAGCCGCCGGCCAACATGATACCTGAGAGAGTACCTGTTAAGAACGTTGCGATAGGCACAATCAACTCAAAAAACTTCTGATCGATTGGAGAAATTGCATTAAGTGGTTGTGTAACAAATATTAATGAATAAAGTACAACAAACACAATACCTGTTAACGTTAGTGCAAGACATACACCAATAAAGAACTTCAGTCGAGCCATCAACTGTTCTTCGGTGTACATAATAGTTTGATTATTTTCCACAGTTAACTCCTTGTGCTGGCGTTGGTGTAAATGCTGGTGTAGCCATACTTTGATTTTGTTTATCATCTGGAGGTCCTAATCTAGGGTCACGTTGTCCCTTGAATACATGTTCGGGGCAGGTTCTTGTTACATCACATGCTGGTTTTTGGCAAATTGCTTTGTCCCAATTATTCGGGTCTTGGCAAGGATAACGGAATCTATCGCCACCGAAAACTGCTAGTGCAAGTGGGACTGCTATTAATATTGCTAGCCACCTAAAAAGTTTTAAATCACTATTCATCAGTGTGCTCCTAAAACATGTAATGCATGTTCATAGTGCTTGATGCGGTCCTCAAGACCGATTGTACCACCGTTGATGCGTTTTGTCAAGGTAATAATATCACCTTTGTCAGCCCATTGGTTTAGATTATTTGTTTCCCAGAACCAGCAAGCTGATTGTGCGGCACCCTCAAATGTAGCAAGATATTCTGATGCTTCATCTGGAGAAATGTGCAGTGATGCGGCAAACCAAGTATAGTTTTGTTTACCCGTTAACTGGATGAGTCCACGACCACAATATTTGTATCCGTCACCTGATGCTTCATCACCATTACCCATACGGTTAGCATAAACACGATTTGCGATAGCTTCTTGTTTATTTGGACGTGAGCAATACTCATTAGCAATTGCATCATCCGGAAAATACTTGGGGAAAATCTTACGGAGTGTTGCTGGTCTATAATTTAGATTTTCTTTGAGTGCTGTGAAGCCACCAGATTCGTGGGCACATTGAGCAATAAAAGCCGCAATACGTTGAGGTGTATTGATTTCATAATCTGGCAATAGTTGAGCCAAAGCATTGTGCCAATGTTCAACGTGAGGATTTTTAGGAAGTAATTGTTTTAATTGTTGTAATGTAAGTTCCATTATTTTAATCCCTCAAAAATATTTTTTTGCACTTGATACCATTCAATCCATGCATCATTTTTCACAGCACATGTATAATATTCCGTATAGTTAACAGTGATAGTTTTTGCTATATCACTTAATTTAGCGTCATCGTTCACTTTGTTTAGTTGTGGACATTTAACCAATAAGTGTTTAGGTACTTCTGGAAACTTTGCTACAACAGGAACAGTAGTTGAACATCCGGTTAATAGAGCAACAAATAAGAAAAACAAATATTTCATTTTGGTGCCTCTGCCGCTTTATTATGTAGTACTATGAATTCTTTAGGAATTTCACACTCACCACCAGGTAAAAACTTTGTGTCGTACTTGACAATTTCTTTATCAACATATTTGATAATATCTTGGCCACGTTCTTTGACAATCTGCGTCTTTGTCACAATTTTGGTTTCGATCTTGACGTTCTCTTTTACAGATTCAACTTGTGCCGCTTCGACTTTGGCTTCAAGTTCTTTCACTCTAGCCAACCATGCTTCTTCATTCGAGATTGCACCTGACATGTAAGTACCTATCACTATGAGAGCAACAGAGCCTAATTGTATGGGAGTTTTGTAAAGATATATTGCCGGAATAGGAATAAATCTAAGCAAGTAGGTTACAGCAAGACCTATCAAACCTATACCAAGTATGGCATTTGGTGCCATTACGACACGTTTCTTTTTCTTAAGATTAACACCAGGTTCACCACCCTTTTCACCAGTACCTGCAATAGCACCTGTGCTTACTACATTGCTTGGTCCTGGACTTCCGCCGCCAGCATCTTCTAACATGAATTGCTTGAAAGTTTTCATATTTTTCTTAGTATTTCGGCCACATTCATATCTACAAGTATATCGGAAGAAATTATATCTTTTCCGTTTACACCTTTGATAACGTCTGGCATGTAATTTAGATAAATTAAAAAGGTCTTTAGCACATCATAATCAGATTCATCAATCCTAAAGAACAGTATTCGTGTTGCTGGTTCTGCACCAAATACATTATAAAGCAAAATTAAATGATTTAAAATTAGGCGTTCTTTCAGAGACTTTGTAATCTTGTAACGCCTAAACAATCTTTTAAGATATTTCGTGCGTTTCAAGTCTCCTTCAAACTCACTTATAACATAGTGTGGTGATGTATATGCTTTCATCGCATACATTATAAAATTATCTTCAGTCAAGTCATCGAACATAATGATACAAAGGGTGACTTACGCCACCCTTGCATTAAATAATAACTGCGCCGTTGCCGGTGATGCTGCCTGCCGCTACCAATGTTTCATATTGTGTACGATTAGCACGACCACCCATTGTTACGGTGAATGCGGCGTTGCCGGAAACAGGAACTGCTGTAGGTGTGGTGAGATATAGACCACCTGTATTAATAGTGATAGACAACACTGCACCATTCTGTGCTACAGCTACTGTTGCATTTGCGGCTGTGTTACCTGTACCACCATTAGAGAATGTTACGAAACTGTTTGTTCCGAAAGCACCTGCGTTTGCGCTGATAGAAAGAACAGGACCCATACCGGCAGTTCTTTGAACCCAACCAGCATGTGCCATTTTCGTTGCGGCAGGTGTAACTTGTGTATTAGATGCTTCTTGTGTATCGACACCGTAAACACCAACGGCCTCAGAAAATGCTTGTGCTACGTTAGCATTAGCAAAAATTACATTGGCGTTTGCACGTGTTGGTGCTAAGTTTAAAGCGGTGCCTGCATAAATTGGAACACCAGTGTTTGCATCTGTCATTGTCCAGAAAGCTGTTGACATTTGTTTTTCTCCTTGAAAGAATTCTATTTACTATTTA